AACCCTAGCGTTGATAGACATTTACTACGCAGGTCAGTGATAAGTTTCTTGCGAATCTCATTGCCAATCTTGTAGGGCATGTCATTGCTCATCATGAACCGTCCGCCTGGGTAGTAAAACTCAGCAGTCAGTGCCACCTCAAAGATGGTATCGCCTGCCTGAATGTACTCCCACTCTAGAGCACCAAGTCCCCAGCTCGTTCCGTAAGGTCCCCACAATTTTGTAGCTGTCTTCAGCTGAGCCTGAGCACAGATGGCAGTGAACCCGCCACGCTGATTAACCTTACGAGTTGTGTCTGGATCAGTAACCGATACTGAATCCCACAAAGTCATGTTACTTTTTGTCATAGTCTTTCTCCAACGTAATAACTTTTCCCCATCCAGGGCTGTGCCACGTACCCAGTTCACGACAGTCACGAATCTGTCGAAGGGTCTCGTGATTAATTTCTCTCGCTTCTTCAATCAAAGCAGGTGGTACCTCGTACACCATAGTCTCATAAGGTTCAAAGTTTCTCACCGCTATGATGAAGAACTGTTTAGCCTCGAAGACATCGCAGTAGTGTGCCGCCTGAAAGTGGTAGCCATATTTAAAAATGGCTTCCCTTGTGAAGGCCGAGCTGTCCGCACAACGAGTAGTCTTGAAGTCAACCAGTACATTATTGTCTGGATGATACAGGTCACTCATTGCTTTAACATCAATATCCTCTATGCGATTGGTAGCTACAGCTTCAGGGATTAGTCCCTTTGCACTCATCAAGTCGTTAGCTGCACCGCTGTTGACTGCGGTCTCACACATGTTCAATATCTGATACACCTCATCCTCAGTTGCCCAGACCGTATTGCTTTTCTCTGCATCCTCCTTGAAGGTAGAGAGATACTCACGGTGGGCTGGCTTGCGATTGTTAATCGGTTCACCATCCATCTCGGCAGGCAGCACATGACAGTGGTCAATCAGCTGCTCACCTAGCGTCAAGCATTCCATGTGCTTGTGGAACAGAGAACCGATACGCATAGCGTCTGATCTCTTAGGTTCACTGATGCTACGGCATTCGCAATTGTGGTAGTAAGACCACGGCCCAGATTGCCGAAAGCATTTCATAGAAGAGTTGTTAACTTCTGGTCGTGCGAAGTATTCCACACTGCTACATTTCAAAAGTTCCTTTGCCATTGATAATTTCCTCCATAGTAATCGACAATGCCTCCGCATCATCTAGGGTCAGGGTCAGATCATCGTCTAGGGCATGGTCAAATGCTTTTTCCATGCAATCCCAAGCGGTGTCTGGGGTAAAGACATACATGTAGGTATGGCCACCTGCCATGCACGTCAATGTTCTTGTCTCAAGTTCATCGTCCACAAATACATCAATGAACTTTTGTACATAGCGAGTGTTCTCGCCCATCTGCATAAGCATTCTTATGCTATGTTCTTCCTCTTTCATTGTCTCCTCCTACTAATCTCGTATGCGATTACATCCTGTAATTCACTGAGAGCCACATCACCTGCGTTAGGCAGAGAGATGAACCACTCTATCGTCCGCCCTGCTAGATGACCAAAGGTATATATCTGGTAACACTCTAACAAGTTAAGCAGCCTCACGTTTAATGTGGACTGTGCTAGTGGTACATCATGTAACACAGCATTCGGTTTGTCTTGTATGGAAAACTCTGCCATCGTCACAGCATTGTGTGCTGCATCAAAGTTCCCTCTAGCTAACAGGACTGCAACCCTGTTGCCAATTATCTTTGCCTCTTCATCATTGATATCAAATTTGCTAGTCAGCAGGCTCATCTTTAAGCTGAGCTTTGATCTGCTCAGCAACTTCCTTTCGATGCACGGCTACGTTATCAGGGGCGACAATCCCCACGCTTACCCTGTCGGAATAAACCTTAATGATATGTATCTCAAGTTCATCACCGATGGTAATAACTTCGCCTTGTTTTCTTTTAAGTACTAGCACCTTGTCGTCCTTTGCAAACTCGTTGTACTTCCTCGTCTCCGATAACCCACATGCGTGGACCTATCTTCTTACCACTTATAATATCTGCCCTTAACATCTGGCGAATACGTCCAGTGGTTACCCCGATTGCTTCAGCAGCTTCAGCTACCGTCCAGTACCCATCCATCTTGTCTCCTTATTCTACCTATATCGGTAGACAATGCAACAGTCTTTACTGATTTTTTGTAATGATGTACCACAACGCTGTGCCCGCTGCACTGATGATGGCAGTGAGTGCCGTGCGTGTTGCCCACTTGGTGGACTCCTTCATATCGATCAGGTTGTCCTCGGCTAATGACATGCGAACGTCAATGCCTGGCTTACCATTGCCACGATAGAGTTTACACATAGGCTGTATCTCGGTGAGCACCTGCTCCACCTTAATCTCTATGCGTGATACATCTTTGCTAAGGTCTTGAATTTCACTCACTGTCTTTTCCTGCTGGCGTTTGCGTCTTGCGATGAGACCCCATTAGGAAAGCACTGATGCCACCACCAACAGTGACAATAAACTCATTGCCAATCAGAGGATTCTCACCACCAATTGTGTTGTTGATTATGGTGCCAATCACCGTGAGCACTGCAACAATACACGCAGTCAACGTGTCCTTTGTTTTGATCGCAGCTAATATATCTTTGATCTTACTCATGCTATTCTCCTATCGGAATGAAAGTCTTTATCTTATCTAGTATACCCGCACCTGCCCCAGAGGATAATACAAAGTACGCCACTAACCCGATAGCAATTAAGGCAAAAAGTGCCTTACGCTTACTGGCCTTAGCGTTAGCGAGCTCAGCCTTGGCTAGTATTAGGTCTGTTTTACTAGCCTTTTTAGCTACCCTAGCTGCTGACTTACCCTCACGTTTGTAGTTGTCTTCAACCTCAACTCTTGGTCTTCGTCTCGGCATCTCCATTTTCCTTTCGATGTTCACGCTTGGCCTTGCCTCTCCTGATAACCCTGGATCTGCCACGGTGGTCAGCGTCAGCGAGTACACGCATGCCTTCTCTTGCCATAGGTGATACGCCCTCAATGAGAACAGTCACACCCAATTCATTCGACTCACTTATAAGATTGCGATAGTCAGATGCATACCGAAACATGGTATGCACATATGGTATTACAATTATATCACCAGCCTTTAGAACCGCCCACAATTTCTTGCCCGCTGGACGATCCTTGAAGGCAGTGTATTCATGCGAGGCCCAGTCAGAAAAGATGCCACCACAGACATCACCATTAGCCATGCGACCAAGCCATAGATCATCACACTGATCATACTCGTCGCCGCTAAGGATGTATCCGTAGTACTGCATTAGTTCTCTTGTTCAACAGGCTCGGCTTCAATGCCAGCAGTCAACGTGTTGATACGCAACACAACTTCCTGCACTGCACCACCAACCTGTTGGATCTGAACATCCCACTGTCCAACAACTCGCAGCAACGCTTCTTGTAGCGTAGCTACTTGGATAGTCAGAGCCGCAGTTTCCTCAGCCATTGCTTTAACAACGGCATCGTATGCTGCGATCTCCTTCTTGAGCTGGGCGTTACTTACCCTAGTCTTCTTCTGTTTTGTTTCTGTCATCTAGTCTCTCCTGTATAATATCTAATCCTAAGCACACAATAATTTGTTCCAATGGATACGTCTCCTCTTCACCAGAGTTAAGCATCTTAATGGTAACTGTTTCATCGCTCATGCTTTTAAACCAACCTTGCCTCAATAGGTGCTGTATACCATAGACATAACCATTGTGCTTGGCACCTTCAATGCTGTCCCTGATAGCCTGGATTGTATCCGGTTGTGTGTCCTTAGCCACGACAACTAATCTATCCGGCCCCAACCTAGTACACTCTTCATACGAATATGAATCCTTCATCCAATACCTCCTAGTACAAAATTAAAATGGGCTATCCTGTTTGCTTACCTCGGCTGGTGCAGACTCTTCACCCTTCGGCTTGCCACCCAGTAACGTCAACGACTCACAGTTAACTTGAATCTTACTCTGCTTCTTACCGTCTTTCTCCCAGCGTGACTGTGACATGCGTCCCTTGATAGCTACTTGGCTACCCTTGTGAAGGTACTGCTCGACAACATCCGCAGTCTTATTCCACGCAGCAATCGAGATGAAACTAACTGCGTTAGGATCACCCTTCCGATACTCGTTAACAGCTAGGCTAAAGTTAGCCACCTTGCTGTCGGCACCTAGTGTTTTTATCTCAGGTTCAGCGGTCAGCCGTCCCGTGAGGGCTACTGAATTTAGATCAGCCATCATGTTCTCCTAGATCTTGGGTTAATAAATAACTACCTATAAAGGTAGCACTAAACTTCTGCTTCGTCAAGGTGCACGATTGCATGCACTCGTTGTTTGGTTAGCTTGTACTGGTTGCCGATAGACTGGTACGTCAAACCCTCGGCTCGCAACTTACGTATCTCTTCGTTGCGTTCATGTTTCTTGTAGGATAGTTTCTTTGCTATCCCCCTACGCTTGCACTCATGTCTACAGTACATGCCCTTGGCAAACTTGCGTTGCTTAAACTCCTTGCCGCAGTAGTCACACATTGGGATTCGAATCCATCTGCCATTCTTGATTCCCTTGGTTGCAGTTCGAATGGTGCCTAGCTTGAGCTTGGTAGCCCGAGCAATGTTCTCTAGTGATTCACCATCACGCCATAGCTTACGTATCCTGTCGTCACGCAGGTCCCGTGTTGCTCCCTTAACTATGCGACACACAGTAGATCGTGACACATCATACGCAGCACACAACTTGTTCTGCTTAGCACCCATACGATAGAGGGTGAGTATCTCCTGTCTCTCATCTTTAGTTGCGGTCATGGTGTGTCCTCCTGTCTGTGATAGATGCCCACGTTAGTAGACCAATAAAGAATAGTATCCCTGCCAGTAGCAGGCTGTGTTGCATATCGTCCATGGCATTCTCCTTACTCGGACAATTAATCATTTTTAATTGTCCGAGTAGAATAAAATAAGTTTTTTCTACCCTTGTATAGTAGCATTCTAGAGTAATTCACTCGGACATTTTGGTCATCTTGTCCGACTACTTGTCCGACTCAATATCATCTCACCTAATAGCTGTGCGACTTGAGGCACGACAGCATTGCCTAGACATTTAAGTCTGTCCACCCTTCTGGGAATCCCATTAACCATTCGACCCACACTGGGTTCAATCCCCCACTGATCTTGTCCGACTCCGCTACGGAACAGCCCAACCTTTTCTTGTGTGCATACTTGGCTAGCTTTCGCCAGTCCCCGCTGTCCTTGTAGTCCCTTGCCGTTGGCGTAGGCCATGATGTAGATGCGGTCACGGCGGTGCGGTGCGCCAACGTGGGCAGCAGGTATGCAGTGCCACTCAGCATCATACCCGAGCGAGGCCATCTCTCCGAGTACACTGTCCAGTCCCCTAGTAAGGAGGGCTGAGACGTTCTCCAGTAAGACGGCTGCTGGTCTAAGTCTGTCCACAATGCGAACGACTTCGTAGAACAATCCACTTTGTTTTCCATCGAGTCCCTTACCTTTCCCTGCTATGCTAATATCCTGGCATGGGAATCCAGCAGTTATTAGATCCACATCCCACTCACCTTTCTCCGGTGGAAAGGTACACACATCATCGTGCCTTGTCACATCCGGCCAGTTCTTTTCTAGAACCTTGGTTGCGTAGTCGTTGTTCTCTACCTGCCACACCACCTCGAATCCTCCGGTGCGTTCAAGTCCGAGTCCAATCCCTCCGATGCCAGCGAACAACTCACCGACTCGCAATGGTTTCATTCGTTACCTCTACTTTCTTTAGACACTGGGCTGGTACATCAATGAGTCCCATCTCTTTGTCGTCCATGTTCACGGTGATCCGTGTACGTTTCTTCGACCAGACTACACCCTCACTTCCGTTAATCTTCTTGGGGCTTAGCCCATACAGTGACACACGATCACCCTTCCTAAGTTCCAACATGGAACTAGCAGCTTTCGTAGCACGTATTAACTTGCGACGCTCCTTGATTGCGTTGACAATCTGTTCCAACTTAGAATCGTAGTCACCTGACAACAGGTCATGTATAATTCCTTCACTCATTCGACACCTCTTTCATTTTATAACGTCCAGTAATACCACCATCTTTAATCCAAGCCTGAACTTTTTCCTTGGAACCCCAGCAATCACTAGGTGCTTGGTTGTACAAGAACATAACCCACTCTTTCATTGCTTTGGTGTTGTCGGAATCAGCACGACAGAATGCCTGTGCTAAATTGTTTGACAACAGGGCAAATAAGAAAGACCCACCGTCAATGCCTTCTTCAATGTACAACTTCACGCTACCAACCATGGTAGCCACGGGAACCTTGTCATAATTTATATCACTCATCCTTCACCTCCCACTCCTCAGAGTATTCCCCTGTCTCTGCATCAAACGTAGTTTGAAACGCTATCACAACTTGCTCGTGGGCTGCTTGGACAGACAGTTTATCCAACGCTTTAGTTACCAGCATTGACGGGTCAGTACCAACAGGTGCTTCCACTGTGATCAACGTATCAACTGCGAAGTCATAGTTAATTACCTTACTCATCACACTCCTCCGTGTTCTTGTAAGTTACTTACATGTTCATCCCACTTCTTAGCCGCCTCAAGTGTTACATCTAATCCCTCAGCTAGGCTGTCCATCAGGCTTATCGCTACGCCATAGTCAGCCTCACGTAAGTCTTTATACTTCCAGTAGTTTGCGAGTGCCTCTTCTGCATCATCCATTTCAATCTCCTCTATATAATCAACCCATTCCAACCCGAACATACGAGTCAGTTTATCTGTTTGTTCTTGTGATATCATTGGCTCATCCACTAACCTCCTTTAAGTTTCTCGGTTAATTGTTTAGCCTTCACACCATGAGCTAGAAATCCAACGATTGATTTCCTGTCTCGCACTTGGCACAGCTTACACGTAGCACACTGCACCCCTTTAGTGGTTTGTGCTGGACACACCACAATCGGTAAACCGTTTGGTGTCTTGTTACCTAGATGCGGTGCATCAGATGGTAGTGTCACCACCACAGGTGCAATACCCAACTCATAGTACTCGTCAGCCTTATCCATTGTGTCTGCTGATAGATTCACCACCAGTCCACCGATTTCATTCATGCCCTTGATCACTCCGGCATTATGTTTATCCGTGGGTTTAAAGTGGGTGTACGTCCAGCCTTTTGTATGGACGGCAGCCTTTGCCAACGACATACACTTCTTGTCGTCCAGCCTATCCGCCCTGACTGTTGATAGGCGTTTGCTCTTCGGCAGATCACCGGCTTGGTTGTGTCGCCAAGATTCATCAACTTTAAACTGCTTGACTCTCTTCGTGAATCCAGCCCAGTTATCCCCTCGCTCATGCCTAGAAACATGGTTCCAGTGCATGCTCAAGTGGAAGCCGTTGGCATAGCACTCGTCGTGCAGTCCACACTCCTTCGGACAAGACTTCTTCTCCGTAGTTGTGACCTTTATCGGTCCGACTTTACTGTTCTTGGATCGCCGGGTTAGGTGTACCCAAGTCATACTTCACCTCGCTTTCTTTGGTGCTTCACTTACTTTCTTGTGTAACTTAATAGCCCTCTCAATGCTCCGCTCGATTGCGGATTCAGCATTGGGGTGGTACTTACTGTTGTCACTGTCAGCAAGGAAATCTCGCTGTCGCTTTAGATACTCACGCTTGGAATCTACTAAAACCATTTCGAGGAATAAAAGTTCCTCTTTTGTTAATTCAAGTATCATGCTTCACCCTTTCCGGTCACTTGACCTTACTGATTAGCCCGTCCTTCATGGTTACCGAGGCAAAGAACTCTCTACCCTTGTTCTTAGTTATGGAAGGACGGTTGCTACCACAAAAGGTTCCATTCTCTTGGTACTCCGCTCCGAAGAGGGACGTTTCCGTATAGAGCAACTCCTGCCCTATGTTTTCCTTCAGTTCCTTTTTGGAACTGTAGTTCATGATCATCATATTGATCTCCTTGGTTAAGGGTTTCGATCAGTTTGTTGTATGGTGGCACGGAAGGGAATCGAACCCTTCGCAGTTGGCTCTTTAGGAATCACACCTAATCAAGTGATACAAGAGCTTTCGGTTTTGTCCGGCAGTACCTACTAACTCTAGATTCCAGATGAGGATTATCCAACCTCGCCATATCGCGCCGTTGTATTGGGTGGCGGTTTTCTCCTGTCCACAGCTTGACTCCGCCAAAACATCTGTGAACGCCCCAGCCATACCCGACTGGGAGGGTTGTATTGTTGCTGGTTCAGGCGTTGGCTGCTCCGCCACCTGATTAATGCGACTGCGTATACTTAGCAGTCCGAGTCGCACCAGCGTTGTCCTCTTATATTGGTAGTATCTTAGCGACTCAGGGCTAGTTTGCTTTTACGGCGTTCGCCTTTGTTGACTCTACGCCCGGTAAACTTTCGGGTATGCTTTACCCGCTCGGCTACTCCGCCGTTCGCTTTTTTCATGGCGAGGTTCTCCTTATGTGGTTAGTTCGTGCCAACATAGCACGGTTAAAATCACTTGAAACGTGACTACTAATGCTATTTGTCCTAGCATGATCACATCCTTGTTGTACCGGGTTGCTACTTCAGTCCATAGAGCTTCGCCAGGATTTTCCCAGCCCAGACAGCCCAGCTTACCTAGACCGCCTATATAGCCCATATACCCTAGCTTACCTAAACAGCCTAAACAGCCTAGATAACCTATCTTAACTAGACAACCCAAATAACCTAGACAGCCTAAACTACCTAAATTATGGGTTACTACTTTATCGGAAAATCAAAATTCAGAACCGACAAAAAACACGCCCAAGAACGCAACGAACGAAAAACGAACGGAGCAAAACAAGAACACCCTACTACCGTCGACAGCACCTAATTAAGGTAACCAAATTATCGAAATCAAAAGTAATTCACTAAACCTATTGACGAAATTATGCCGATCTGAGACAATATAAGCAGTAAACAACACTTAGCTGTTTACGCCAACCCTTTAAGAAAGACGCAGACCTATGACCTTATCCAAGATGAACAACGCAGAACTTGCCCGCGCAATCACGGACCCCAAAACCGGAGAATACCGAACCACGGCAAACCGAGATAGAGGAGAAATCGCCATAATCCCTATTCTGTATAATAGAATACGAAGAGTAGCACACCGAGCCGGTCAAAGCCTTGACCACTCCGAAATCGAGTATTGCATTAACGATATTCTAGCCCGTCATTGTGCTGAGAGTTGGAGCCGGACAAATGCCGGAAAAGGTCGAGCCGCTTTCTCAATCGTGAAAAGCCAAAAGACAGTACCAGCACGCGCGCCAATGCAACATCCAACAACGCCCGAAGAATGGCTACACGGCTTAATGCTAGCCGTAACAAAACGTTACGTATCGATGAGAGGGTGGCTAAGATCTGACGTAGAAATAGCTAAGCGCGAGGAATGGCGTGATATGTTTCGACCGACCGGACGCAGTCAGAGCCTCAAAGCCTTGCCCTTGCGAATCAATCACTACATCGAGCTTGACGGATTACCGCCGAAGTTTGTTGATGCGATAGCGGACGGACTCATTGACAAAATTGATCTAAAAATAATCGGATGCGCTAAATCCTCAGTGCAAGCCGCAAAGCCCAACAATCACAACTACCAGCCTATAAAATTAGGAGCCGTATCGGTAGCCCAGATCACCGGAGAAGGAGAAACGGAAACGCAAAAACGACTAGACCGACTCGAACGAGTATTCTATGGGCAAAACGTCGAGCCAGTAGAAAAGCCAATTGAAAGGATAACTAGCTCAGTGAGATACGCCGCGCCGCAAATAATGCCAGCGGAAGTAATCCCCGCAGCAATCCCCGCAGAAATCCCCGCCCGTTGGATAGATTCAGCTATCGAACCAATCCGCGAGGATTGGCAACGACATGACTACAAGCCCTCAGACAATAAACTAATCCGACGAGCAAAGGAGGAAACCCCCAGCGTAAGAGTAGCGGAATACCTAGCCCGCAAAATTGACGCATAAAGAATAAACGCCGCTAACCTGAAATGCTGAAAAGCAAATTAGGGAGATGAGCAAAAGAGGCTTGCGTTGTATCTGTTATGGATACAATACAAGCTTCTTTCTTTTTACCCCGACCGAAAACACAACCCGCCAGGACAACACGCAGCGGGGCGGTAAGGAACGCCGCTAACCAGAACGGCGTGTTGATACAAACTCAACCTCGTGACAATCCACCAGGTAATTCGAACCGCAGTAACACCCACCGTACGAAGTGACCACCCGACTACTTCGAACCGTATCAGCGAATCAATGCGGCAAGGTGATTCAATCCGCTCAGCAATGGATGAAACACGACTAACGTCGTGATATTTCACAAGGGGGGGGTATCAACCCAACCAGTTAGACACCTCCCATATGTTCCTTACGGAGATTTATCCAACCTTTTGGGCCAAGGGTCGAGCATTTTAAAAAAACGGGAATATTTTGGGAATAAATCGTCTCTAATGTTGTGTTGAGTTTGTTCTTAAGTCCGTATTTAGTGTGGATCGTGGTGAAAGTTCTTTTACGGAGCGTGAATTTAGCGTATTCAGGCAGGGCTAAACTCTAATTCTGTTGCTGGAACGAACTCTATTAGGTCAGATTTGTTCATTTTAAAGAGTGGCGCACCGTAATCGAAGAGATGTCTGACACGAAATACGTCTGATTCGCCAGTAATGTGTAGATTAGAGGTTAATTGGTAGCGAACAACGGCATCGCCTGGCTTGCACTGGTTTGTTTCGTCGTATGCGGTGGTGATATAGTATCTGATCATACATACATTATACTCGAAAAGGTCTTAAGGAGTCTTCGCCTTAAACACACCTCCCCCTGAGTCGAGTCCCGACAACCTCACACCGCAGTGCTACTCTTGTTTTCGGGCTATACCTATAATACTCACGGTTTATAGGCAGGAAAATCGTACTCTTCATTGGCCAGGGGTATACCACACTCCAATGCGTCATTGCATCGACTCCTTTTTCGTTTAGTGTTGTAAGCCGCAGCTTGTAGGTGCTAAACCAGTACCTGCTGTTTTGCCTCTCGTGGGCTTTTGTCGTGAAACAGCTAACGACTCCACACAATATATACCATCTTGAAATATAAGTCTAGCCATTAAAAGGATTTTTTCCATCGACCACAAGCATTCTTCAGCTATAATCCTATTTAAAGGCGTGCAAGCTCTTTGCAGTGTGGAACAAATTTCTAAAAGGATCTCCAGATGGCTCACAAGTGGACCGACAACGATGAAGCATTAGTTAAGCAGAACTACCTTGGAGGTATTTCAGCTGTGGAGACAGCAGCTATGCTAGGGACCACCGGACCATCAGTGCGGGGCAGAATCGCCAAGTTCCGTAAAGACGGGGAATTGCCTGCAACACCCAAAGGGCAACACTGGATGAAACCAGCTCCTAGTACCGATAGAGGTAGCAGCAATCCCCAACAAAATTTTGCGGGGCCGCCGGTCAGTATGGAGCAGGAGGTAGACAAGATGGAGAGTGCTGTGCTGCGACGACAGCTAGAAGAGGCTAATCGTAAACTAAATGAGGCTGCGGATGCGGAAATAGACGTTGTGGAAAGTAAACCACTTTCCCCAACACTTTCCCCAACAAGAATTACCATTGGAGAAGACCCCAAAGCTGGCAAAGTAAGCGTAGAGTCCCAGTGGAAGGACGATTATGACCCAGTCAAGGCGTGGGAGTCCGCAGAGAAAAGGGGTCGGAAAGCGATACGGAAAGCAGTTAACAACGGTGTTTTCGATGTTAACTTTGAAAAGGGACCGATTGCTATCTCAGTTATCAGTGATCAGCATATAGCCCCAGGCTCTACCTGTGATTTCGAACGATTGCGGGAAGATGCGGAACTAATCCGTGATACCCCCGGATTCTACGCTGTATTCGGAGGAGATGGCGTTGATAACCATATCAAACACCGAAGTGCCCTGATTCACGCCCAATCTTCCCCAGATCAGCAGTGGAAGCTGTTCGATCACTACCTTCAGCTGTTTGGAGACAAGATATTAACTATCATCTCCGGTAATCACGACGCATGGACAGCTCAGATTGGAGGAGTGGACTTTCTCGGGGAGATCGCCAAGCAAAACAAGATATGTTACGCACCTGCCGAGGCAAGGTTGAATATATCAGTGGCAGGTCAGGAATATAAGATGATGGTCCGACATCAGAGCGGAAGATTCAACTCATCTCTAAATCAAACCCATGCTGTTAAGCGACATTACGAATATGGCACCGACTTATTTGATATCGGAGTTATATGCCACCATCATGAAGCAGCATGCGAAGCATTCATTCGACATGGCCTTAAAAGGTACGCAGCACGCCCAGGAAGTTATCAGATCCTCAGTCCTTACGCGCATCAGTACGGATATAGTCGAGCAATCCCAACATGTCCCACATTTATCTTATTTCCTGAAGAAAGACGGATGATTGGGTTCGACGATGTCAAAGATGCCGTTTGGGCGTGGGGTAACTTGGAATTATAATTGATGCAAACCGGAACAAACCGGAACAAACCGGAACAAACCGGATTAAAACCGGATGTTTCAAAATGCCCTGTTTATAGGTGTATTTGTGACAAACCGGATTAAACCGGATTAAAAGCGGATTTTTTATGAAAGTAAACCATAAACCAAGTTTTACGCTCAAATTTATTAGCAAGGCGACCATTTGGTTCTTCTTAACATTGTATGCAGGCTTCTGTGTCAGTACAATGATTGCTGGTTGTAACCTATAAGGAAAACAAAATGCACGACGGCGAAAAAAAAGAAGAAGGCGAAGACGAGGGAATGTGTGAAGCCTGTGGCGAGAAAATGGAAGATTGCAAGTGCGATAAGCCAGCCGAAGGCAGTGGGCCGATGAAGCCAGGCCACATGACCCTTAAAATTCAAATCATCATGGAAAAGCCAGATGCTGAGCTTGAAGAGGGCGATGTTGAAGAATTAATGAAACACGCTTCCAAGGATCACCAAAGTAGGAAGTTCGGAAAATCTAAAAGCGAATTCGGAAGAAATCGTGATGATACATAGGTAGCCGAATGATAAAATGTAGTGAATGTGGTTCTAGTAAAACCTTCATTGTCCGCTCATCATTTGGCGGAGTGCTCATGCCGGAAAAGGTGGTCTGTAAAGATTGCCACAACAACCAAGCAGTTATGCCCAAAGACCGTAAACCACCACCATCTCATTATGCCCAAGGCGATCTACAGCCATGGGATGTCATCAAAGACTGGAGTCTCAATTTCTGGCAAGGCAATGTAATAAAATATATGTGCCGAGTTGGGAAAAAAGAATCTGAGCATCCTCGTCAAGAGTATGAGAAGATGATAGATTACATTGAAGAATGCATAAGGCAACTCGATGAATGATGACTCTATAAATAAAGTGATGGAAAATATCCTTAAATCTAATGACATTGTTATTAGCATGGTTAAGGATACGAGGATGTTAATGCTAGGATTGAATCACAATTCAGCAGATGACTTTACTAATGCATTGAGGCATGTTGAGGCAACTAGAAATTGCATAAAGAAAGCAATAAAGGCACACGACAGTGGCAGACCCAAGAATACACCTAGCTGATTTACGATTTGCACTAGCAGCTATGGAGTCAGCAACAGAGCTATTACGCTGCAATAAAGACCATGAGGATAGAATCTTCGGTGAATTTTGCGGGGTTAATTCGAGAGATGCAGGTCAGGTTGCAAAAAGATTAAGAAAAAAAGTTTTGAGCATGGAAAAATAGTTGACACCAATTCACGCTATCGGTATATTAATAGAGCCTCCAACGGCTTCTTCCACCACACCGGAAGTCGTTAACTGAAGGGTCAGTATCCTCTACTGACCCTTCTTTTTTTATAGATTGACAAAACTACTGTTTCCTTTTCTGGCATGTTTTGTGTAGGATTAACAACATAAGGAGAGCAAAATGAAAAAGCGTTTTATTATTCCCCAGACCCGCCGCCGAGTCATGATCCGAAGTCGTGATGCGGAAGCTCATGTTTTAGTGGCAGACACTTTAAAAAGCATGGGTTTCGAACCAGCAGGACTACCCAAGTTTATTAAGCACATACTGTTTTGGTGGAGCAAGCCGAAGAACAAATAGGGTAGGCGGAAATGGATTTCGCATACATGGAATGTAACTAACCCCAGACTTAAGGAACCAGCAATGGCAACTGATATCAGTGAAGACATGGAAGTGTCAGAAAACGAAACAATAGCAGAGTCCGCATCAGAGAATTTGGGACTCGACGATGTGTCTCCCGAACTACCGGTAGAGGCAGCACAGGAAACATACTCTGAGGGCCAAACTCTTGCCCAACAGGTTTCCGAGCTAGGATTCACCGATGTAGCCGATGACTCAGATGCACGCTATAGGTTGCTAGAGCATTACCAGCAGTTGCAAGATGCCAATAATCAATGGTCACAATACGGACAGCAGCAGGCTGAAACCCAACAACAGCAACAACAACAGCAACAGCAACAGTATCAGCAGTATCAGCAGCAACAGCA